TGCACCAGCAATACCACTTAAAGCGCCGCCTGTTGCATTGTTCAATTGACTTATACTACTATTAACTTTGTTAGCAATATCACCAGCAACATAGTTTCCTAAACTGCCAGATTGTGCTGATTTGATTGCACCTTGAATACTTAACTTAGCACCTTCTTGTCTTGCAAAGTTAGCCTTATCAAAAGATGCGTCTCCGCCAGTTGCTAAATTACCTTTGAATTGGGTTTGTCTTTGTTGGCGGATATAGATAACTAAGTAGTGAGCTTTATCTGCATTACCAACATCTAATGGGTATCGAAAAGTGCTTTTTTCGAATTCGCTGCCAACTAAAGGTGCTAAAGGACCTTTTCTATCAGTTGTGCCTTTGTTAAATGTTATGTCTGAGAAGCCGAATAGAGCCATATGAATTTCCAATAAAATATTAACTAGATACTATTTATGTCATATAAAGGATGGTTCCGACCAAAGAACCCACAAAAATATAAGGGTGATGCTAAAAACATTGTCTACCGTTCCTCTTGGGAATTAAGAGTGATGAAATGGATGGATGATAACCCAAATGTTATTTGGTGGGCATCGGAAGAGTTAGTAATTCGTTACCGTTCTCCTGTTGACCAAAGAATACACCGCTACTTTCCAGATTTTATACTTAGGGTCAAACGGAAAGCAGGTTTGGAGAAGACTTTAGTGATTGAAGTGAAACCGCACTCACAAACTATCAAACCAGTCCAAAAACGCAAAACCAAGAAGTTTATTTCAGAAGCGGCAACATATGCCATCAATCAAGAAAAATGGCGTGCCGCTGATTTGTTTTGCCAGGAACATGGGTGGGAGTTTCTGGTACTAACCGAAAAAGACCTTGGCATTTGAGATAAATAGAAGATGGCAACACAACTAATTGACAGAATTAAAAACTCTTTAGCTAAAGAAGGGCTAAAGGCCGGCTCATCAGCAGCCAGAACTTGGTTGAAAAGTAAAGTGGGAGAACTCAACCCTACTCCAAGCAACCTTATGAAAGACCGTAATAGACTGAAAGATTCATCGATTATTGGTAAAATGTATTTTTATTATTATGACCCCAAAACTAAAGACAGTTTACCATACTATGACAGATTTCCTTTGGTTATTCCAATTGAGAAATATAGTGACGGGTTCTTGGGTTTGAATTTACACTACATTCATCCAAAACAAAGGGTTATATTATTAGACAAATTAAGTGTGACTGCTAGTAATAGAGAATATAATGAAAAGACAAAATTAAGGCTAAACTATAACTTTTTAGCCAAAGCATCAAGAGCTTTCGAAGCAACGCCTTGTATTAAACGATATTTGTATAGCCATATCGATTCAAGGTTTTTAGAGATAACTGCTAATGAATGGGACATAGCCTGTTTACTACCAGTTGAAAGTTTTGTTGGTGCTTCAACAAGTAAAGTATATTCAGATTCAAGGAAGAAATTTTAATGTCATTCTCACCTAATGTATTCTTATCAAATATTAGAGCTAAAGATGGTTTAGCTAAACCGTCTAGGTTTGAAGTTGTTCTTCCTATTCCGCCATACATCAATCAATTTGTAGGTAACTCAATTATTGAAAAGATTTTAAATTTTCCAAATTCAATCTTTAATGATGTAAGTGATGCCATTAACACAACATTTGGTCGCCAAGGGCAAAAAGACGAATATTCAAGAACCTCAAACTCTTCATTGTCTCGTTATTTGGCACTACAATGTGAAACTGCGGAACTACCAGGTAAAACATTACAAACAGCTGATGTAAAGATTTATGGCCCAACATTTAAAGTGCCATATCAAACACAATATTCAGATACTACATTGACATTCTTATGTACCAATGAGTTCTATGAAAGAAAATTGTTTGACCGTTGGATGGAAGCTATTCACCCAACAGATACAAATAATATGAGATTTCCTAAGGGACAATCCTCAAGATATATGACGAACATTAAAATCATTCAATATGATGAGTTCATCAAACAGATTTATGCGGTGGAATTAATAGATGCATTTCCAATTGGCGTTGCACCGCAATCATTGAATTGGTCTGAAGATGGTTTCCACCGTTTATCAGTTCAATTCGGTTATCAGAAATTCCGAACAATCTATGACGGAAATTACGACCTTGGAGCCGCTGCTACTGCTTTGTTTGGTTCAGCTGCATCACGGTTATTGCCACTTGGTAATGCTATCACGAGACTACCTTTTTAATTATTAGAGCGAGGTTATTATGTTACCGAAGTTAGATATTCCGACCTACGAGGTGAAGCTGATTTCGACAGGTAAGACTGTCAGATTCCGCCCATTTCTGGTCAAAGAACAAAAATTGTTTTTGATGGCCGCAGAATCAGATGATGCCAAAGAAACAGTTAATGTTATCAGACAGGTTCTTAAAAATTGTATTTTGGATGAGATTGATGTTGATGGTTTACCAACCTTCGACTTAGAATACTTGTTTATGCATTTAAGAGCAAGGTCAGTTGAAGAAGTTGTGGACTTAAAGTATAAGTGTAACAACAATGTCAAAGATGAAGCTGGTGAAGAAAAGAAATGTACCGGTTCAGTATCATTTAAATTAAATTTACTTGAAGTTGAACCAACAAAAAATCCAGACCACAGCAATAAAATTCAAATTACTGAAAACCTTGGTCTTTGCCTAAAATATCCAACATTTGAAATGATTCAGAAATATGAGAATCTAAATGAAGAAGAAATTATGACAAAGATTTTGGTTGATTGTGTAGATTACATTTATGATAAAGATAGTGTTTACTATGCAAAAGATACAACCAAAGAAGAGTTGGAAGAATTTATTGACAACCTTCAACAAAAAGATTTAGAGAAGATTAAACAATTCTTTGATACGATGCCTGAATTGAAAAAGGATGTCCACTTCAATTGTCCAAAATGTGGATATGAAGAAGATATTACAATTAAGGGTCTTCAAAATTTTTTCGTTTAATTGTTCGTTATGACACATTAGGCAACTATTATCAGACGAACTTTGCTTTAGTGCAACATCACAAGTATAGTTTGACTGAGCTTGAAAACATGTTGCCTTGGGAAAGAAACATTTACTTGAGTTTATTGATTAAACACTTAGAAGATGAAAAAGAAAGAATTAAGTTACAAAAACAACAGAGATAACAAATGGCATCTAAAACTCCATTAGCAGATGTTCTAGCAAAAGAGCTAGGATACAAAAATGCAAAAGAACTAAAAACACGCCTCAGAGATGCAGGTGGTGGTGACTTTGGTTCTGGAGTTTTAAGTCGTTTAGAATCTGGTGCTGGTTTTGGAGAATCTTTTAAGGGTGGTATAGAAGACAAGAAACGCCAACTAGAACAATCTTTAGAATTAAAAACTATTGGCAAAAAAGTATACCGAGGTGCATTTTCTGGAAATAATTTATTTTCAGCATACATGCGTGGCCGTTTAAACAAGAAAAAGACTTCTGCTAACGAACCAGAAGGAACTGAACCAACACCTGAAAGTGGTGCTGGTGGCGACTTTTCTGAACTCAACACTTATCTAAGAATTATTGCAAAGAGTGCTCTGTCATTACATTTAATGGCAAGAGATGTAAATGTTTTCCGTCAAAACATTGTTAAACTTGTTAAACTTGAATCTAAAAAGAATAACGATGATAGACAACAAGCTGTAAATAAAGCAGACGCTTTCTTTCTCCGTGAAGATGAGCGTGAAGCTAAACTTGAATCGGAAAGAAGTAGGTTAAAACCAACAGCCGTTACTGTTGAAGGCAAAGAAAAAGAAGAAGAGAGTGGTGGATTATTAGACACCATTTTAGGTTTCTTCAATAAAGGAATACTAGGTGCAATAAAGAGTTTATTTAATCCAGCAAACCTTTTAAAAGTTATTGGCAAAATATTTGTAATTGCTACAATCTTTGCATCATTGTTCCAAGGAATTACAGCTGGTTTTGAAAGATGGAAAGAAACAGGTTCTCTTAAAGAAGCCATCTTTGCAGGCTTAGGCGGAATAGTAGATTTCTTAACCTTTGGATTATTTGGTGAAGATAATATCCGCAAGATGTATGATTCAGTAATGAATTTCATGGAACCAATCATACAATCCATTTCAGATGTAATTACCGATATCAAAGATTGGGTAGCTAATAACATTGGTATACCAAAGATTGAATTGGGAACAATTAAGATTCCTAAACTTGTATCTAAGGCCTTCGATTTAAAACCAGAGTATAGTTTAGGTTCAATTGGTCCTTACTATCCGTTTAAAGATAATCCAAAGAGTGATGCACCACAAAAATCAAATAAACCAAGCATCAAATTGGACAGAGCTGGTCCTGCACCAGAGAAAAAACAAGACCAACCAAAAACTTCTGAAGTTGATACATCAGCTATTAAAGAAGAAACTGGCATTGATATTGAAAAAGAAGCCAAGACTCTTCAACGAAATATGCAGGAGATGTCTCCAGAGTTACAGAAACAATTACCAAAAGATGCCGAAGAAGCACAAAAATTAGTTGTTACTGAAGCATCTAAAATACTTGGTGTTCCTTTACCAGACCCATCAAAGAGACCATCTGCTGATTCAACAGGTAGTGAGAGACTTGATGTTATTCTTAAAAACCAAGTAGAGA